ATGATCCGCTGGTTCACTGGCCACCCGACGGCGGGAAACCTGCTGCTTCTGTTGTTCCTTGCAGCGGGCGTCTTTGCAGCACCCGGTCTCTTGCGCGAGACATTTCCCGATTTCCGCGCGGTCGAGGCCGAGATCACCGTGACCTATAGGGGTGCTGCCGCCGAAGATGTCGAAACCGCCATCTGCGCGCCGCTCTGGGATGGCGTGCAGGGTGTCGAGGGGCTGGAAACCTTCACCTGCTCCGCTCAGACCGGCCGCGCGCGCGCCGTTGCGACCATGGCGCCCGGCAATGACGCGCTGCGCTTCGTCAATTCCTTGCGCACCGAGGTTTCGGCCATCGACACCTTCCCGGACCGCGCCGACCCGGCTGTCGTCCGTGAATTGCACCGCTCCGATCCGGTCACTTCGGTCGCCATATCGGGCGATCTACCGCTGGGCGAGTTGGATCTTTACGCCGACGCGCTGTCGGACCGACTGACCGCCCTGCCAGGTGTCGCGGGCGTCACCCGCGGAGGCCTCGGCACCCGGACACTCACCATCATCGCGGAGCGCGCCGTTCTCGACAGCCACGGGCTTACACCGTCGACGCTGGCCGCCGCCATCGCCGCGCAGAATATCGACCTGCCCGCCGGCGCGCTGGAGGGGTCGGGCGCGGACCTGACCCTGCGTTTCACCGCCGAACGCGACACGGTGACGGCGCTGGCCACAATCCCCGTGCTTGTGCTGCCGAACGGCGCGACGCTGACCTTGGGCGACGTGGCGGTGATCGAAGAACGCTTCGAGCCGCAGCAGGACCGCGCCTTTGTCGATGGCACCCCGGCCATCGTGATCGATGTGGCGAAGGCACTCGATGCCGACGCGCTGCGGGTGCTCGACGGGGTCGCCGCGTTGGTGGCCGAGGAAACCGCCCGCCTACCGGGCGCGATCACGGTGGAAGTGGTGCAGGATGTGACCTCCATCATCCGCGACCGGCTGGTGATGCTGGTACAGAACGGCGTCATCGGGCTTGTGCTGGTCGTCGTCGTGATGAGTCTGTTCTTCCGCCCCGGTTTCGCACTCTGGGCTGCGATGGGCCTGCCCGTGGCCTTTGCCGGGGCGTTTGTCTGGATGGGGCTGACCGGGCTCAGCCTGAACATGATGACGCTGGTCGCGCTTCTGATGGCGATCGGGATCGTGATGGATGATTCCATCGTGATCGCGGATTCCATCGCGGTACACGCCGGCAAAGGCGCTACGGTCGAGACCGTGGCTGCCGGGGTCGCGGCCGTGGCGCCAGGCGTGATCTCATCCTTTCTCACGACGCTTGCCGTGTTCCTGCCCCTGGCCTTCCTTGCAGGCGAACTGGGCGCCGTCCTCGAAGTTCTGCCGATTGTCCTGTTAGCCGCATTGTTTGCGTCATTGATCGAAGCCTTCCTTATCCTCCCGCACCACCTCAAGGGCGGGATGAAGGAAACCAAGCCGTCGCGCTTTCGGATCCGCTTTGATGCAGGGTTCGGCTCCTTGCGCGAAGGCATGGGCCGAATGGCCGATACCGCGATCAAGGCGCGCTGGCTGGTCGCAGGGCTGGCGATCGGGGCGCTGATCTTGACCGTTGGCGCCTTGGGCAGCGGCGTGGTCAAGCGTGAGGCGATGCCCGAAATCGACGGCGACGTGCTCGAGGCGCGGCTGATGCTGCCCGCGGGCACCCCGCTGTCGCGCACGACCGAGGCGGTCGCGCAGGTCGAGGCGGCACTGGACCGGGTCAACGCCCGCCTCACCCAAGACCAGCCCGAGGCACAACCTCTGGTGATCCGCCGCATCACCCGGCTGGGCCGTAATCTATCGGCTGGCGAGAGCGGTGCCCATGTCGCCACCGTCGCGGTAGACCTGCTGGGGGCCGAAACGCGCAGCAGCACGCTGGACGACATCGTCACGCTCTGGCGGGAGGAGATCGGGACGCTGCCCGGCGTCACCTCGCTGATTCTGACCGAGCCGGGGATCGGCCCGCAGGGCATCGCGGTCGAGCTACGCCTGAGCCACCCTGACCTCGCAACGCTGGAAGGGGCGGGCCGCGCCACTTTGGCGGAGCTTGAAACCTATGCCGGTGTGCGCAACGCGATCCTCGACCTGCGCCCCGGCGCACCGGAACTGCGGTTGAGCCTGTCGCCCGGCGCCGAGGCCCTGGGGCTGACCGCGACGGATGTGGCTGGCCAGCTTCGCGCGGCCTTCCTCGGCACGCAGCTTGCCGAAATCCGGCGCGGCGATCTGGCCTGGGATATCGAGGTGCGGCTGGCCGATGAGGACCGCGCCACCCGCGCCGACCTGACCGCCTTCGAGATCGCACTGCCCGCGGGCGGCACCGTGCCTCTCTCCAGCATCGCCGCGATCACGGAGGCCCGCGGCTGGGGCACCATCACGCGCCGTAGCGGTCTGCGCACGCTGACCGTCTCGGCCGATGTGGACGGCCGGATCGGCAATGCCGACGCGATTACCGCACGGCTTTTCGAGGGCTTCCTGCCTGATCTGGCTGCCGCCACCCCCGGCCTGACCTTCGAGATCGGCGGGCAAGCGGCCAATTCTGCGGAAACCGTCGCCTCCATCCTGCGCGGGTTCCTGATCGGGCTGGTGGGCATCTACCTTGTGCTCAGTTTCCAGTTCCGCAGCTATATCGAGCCGCTGATTGTGATGATCACCATCCCGCTGGCATTCCTCGGGGTGATCTGGGGTCATGTCCTGATGGGCTACAACATCTCCATGCCGTCTCTGGTGGGCGCGGCGTCGCTCGCGGGCATTGTGGTGAACAACGCGATCCTGCTGGTCGGCGTCATCAACACCCGCCGCGCCGAGGGACTGTCGGCAGCGCTGGCCGCAGGCGAAGCTGTGCGATCGCGGTTCCGTCCCATCTTCGTCTCGGTCTCGACGACGATCATGGGCATGGCACCCTTGCTGCTGGAATCCTCGACGCAGGCCCAGACGCTGAAGCCCCTTGTGATTTCCGTGGTGTTCGGCCTCATCGCAGCGACAGTCCTGATCCTGGTCGTGCTGCCCGCCTTCTACGCCGCGCTGGAGGACATCCGGGGCGACCGGCGCGAGGGCTGATCAAGCGGCCGGACCGCGATCCGCAGGACCGATCCTCCGCCCCCTTGTGATCGACAGCGCCTCGGACAGCCCGCGCGCAAAGAACCACTCCCCTGCGCGACAGGCCGACATGGGCGGCGTACTGGCGCTCGCTCATGCCCTGCATCGACGGCTCCGATTATCATTCGAAATCATGTGCTTATCGAGTTGATAAGCGTCGCGGACAGAGCGAACTTCCATCCCGTAAGGACGATGCAACTCACCACGTAGCCGCCACGATGACCAACCGCCTGAACTCGATCACCACCCCGCGCTTTGAGGCCCGCGCCGAGAAGGCGCGCCGCAACAAGGAAGCTACTCTCGCCGCCTTCATCGGCAGGAAGGCCGAGATCGACGAGATGCTCGCCCGGCTGCAGGCGCTCAGCGACGACCATTTCAATTGCCACCCCGACGAGGTGGGCTGGGCCATGGTCGGCACCCTCGACCACTACCCCCATGCCCAGCCCCTCAGAGGAGCGTGGAGCCACTTGAGGCAACCGTCAAGACTCCGAAACCGATGGCAAAGCCACCCGCAATACGCCGCAAGAACGGCCACTTATTGGCACTAAGGTTGTCTCAGTTCATTGCACCCCCGCACTTGCTCGCGCATCACGGCATAGTCGCTCAACATCTCCACGACCGCCGATCCCTCCGGCAACAGGACTAGCTCCTCGGCCACACGTGATTGGAATTCCCGGCTGTACGCGACGACCGGCGGACATGCCCGAAATGCTCCGCCGTCAGAACCGACCTTAGCGCAGCTGCTCACCCAGATCGTCGCGAGAGCGAGGGCGACGCGCCGCCGCCTTGAGCATCCGTCGTTGTGCGTCATGGGTTTTCTCCATGGTTTCGAACTGCTCGGCCAACCGCCCCGTGCGTTCTCCTGAAAGGCGCAGGGACAGCAGGAACAGAAGGATCGCAAGGGCGGTGACGCTGTAGCGGAGCGCCGTGCGCGCCCATGCCGATCCGGCGAGCGTGGCGAGGAGCCCGCCGATCACGGCCGCCCCCGGCGCCAGTCGTCGAGGCGGGCATAGATGGTGACCGCGATGCCACCGAGGGCCACCGCGATGCCACCGAGGGCCACCGCGATGAACACCCAGCGGAGCGTATCGAGATACGGCACCAGCGGCAGGATTGCGGTCTGCGTCTCGGCCAGCACCTGCTGAGCCACCTCCACGCCGGCTGCGCCCAGCGTCGCGACACCCGCGGCCCCACCGCCCTTCATGGTGCGGCTCTCCGCCAGAACCTCACGCGCGGGCGGGGTTTCGGCTGCAAATGCCGTCGCCCGGACCGGGAACCGCTCGCCCCACTGCCGTGCAGGGCCGAGATCGACGTGCATGAAGCCCGAGCGCTGGTAGAAGCCGACGCCGAGGAAGTCGACTTCGCGCGCGTTCTGCGGGCCGACGGTCCACTGGACCGTCGGCTATTCCGCCTCACCCTCGAACGCCACCGGGTCGTGGTTCGCCATGGCGATGTCGAAGGCGGCGCCGTCGAGGTGTGTCGACGCCTTGGCCCTGCCAACAGCACGGTTGTGCTAAGGGCTGCGACAGACCGGGCTTAAAGGGCAATAAGCTGGCTGCCTGCACCCTCCTCAATCTGCATAAAGTTTAACCCCAACCACCACCATCCCCGTCAAATGCCATATGGTCGCCATCATGACCCCCATGTTGAAGGCGAACTCATTGGCGCAACTCTGCTTGAAGAACTCCCCCTCGAGGAACATGCAGGACCCTTTGCAGAGCTGAACGACAGGGCACGACATGCACTCGTCCCGGAATGCAAAGTGCGTCGCGGTGTCGAGCGCGATGGCGTCAAACTCGGCGACATGGCCGATCTTGTGCACACCCTTCGCACCGGTGTTCTGGCAGGTCATGACGTTCCCGCGTAGGTCGACGGCGATGGCATCCGGGCTGTCCATTCCGCATTTCTGGCCCAGAGCCTCGATGGGCCGCCGACGCTGGATCGAGGCATAAAACTCGTTGATGCGCTCGCCGAGGCCAAAGGCATTCGGGTCCTCCACCAGCGCCTCGAAGATCGACCGCGTCAGGCTGTTCAACTCTGAGAGCTCGAACCGCCCTGTCCCGATGGCGGTCGCTGCGTCATAGACATTCACGACGCCCTCAAGACCAACGGAGACGTCTGGCCCGACCCTCTCCGCAAACCAGGCCTTCAGCGCCCTCAGATCATGGTGTTCGCGCGTCAGAACCGCGTTGAACCCGGCCTTCTGGGGCCGTTCAGCCAGTAGGATCTCAATCCAGCGGCGCTTGTCGGGGTCATCGAGAGGATCGGGCCCGCGCAGATGCTGCCCCGGCCCGTCATGCGAGATGGTGATGGCGATGTCATGCACGGCGATGAAGTCGATCTTTTCTCGGTCGAGGAGCGAGCCGTTGGTGATGATCGAGAAGGCGGCACTCGGGAACCGCGCGGCCAGCGCCGGGATCAGCCGCTTGATCTTGGCCCAGTAGAGGAACGGCTCTCCGCCCCAGAGCTCGATCTTTTCCGGGGCGTCTGCGATCCAACCATCAAGCTGGGTCAGGAAGTGCTGGACATCGGCCAGCTTCGAGACCGTCGCGTCAGCGATCTGGAAGGCCTGGCTGCAATAGCTGCAGGCATAGTTGCACGAGAGGCCCAGTTGGATTTTCAGAACACGAGGTGCGCGGGATTTACCAAGCGGCTTGTCTTTGGCCACGCGGGCGACCTGCGCAAATATTCCCGGCTCGACAGGCAGCGGCAGCCCCTGGCATTCGGAGGTGTGCGGGTTGTAGCTCACGTGATGGCGGCTGCCGTCACGCGCTTCCAGGGTCAGATCGAACCACATCAGTCAAAAAGCCTTTCCTCGATCGCCACAGGCAGGTTGACGCGGAAGTTCGCTACGACCTGCACATGCGGCGCGCTCCCCTCGTAGGGGTGCTGGTTGTGGGGAATGTGGGAGGGGAAGAAGACCGAGAGCCCTGGCCGCGGATTGACCGAGTAGCCATGGCGGTTCTCAAAGGGCAGCCGCCCCTCGTCGAAGTAGCGCGACGGATCCTCGATCACGAAACGCGGGGTGCCGACAGAATTCACCGGCTGCCCTGCACCGCCCCCGGTCAAGAAGTGCACGCAGGTCAGTTCCCCCTCGCGGCTGTCCTTATGGGTTGAGATGAACCCGCCTGGGCTGATGACGAGGGCGCGGTTTTCGCAATGATCGCGGTCGATATATTGAGCCCAAGGGCCGAGCACGGCGCGTGCGCAGGCAAACAGATGGGCTTTCAGAGCCTGCCCTGCGGCGCTTGTCTCCAGAATGCCGCGCACACGGCGTTTGGAAGCGGTGGCTATCGACCCGTTGTCGGTGGCCTCAATTGCGGCGATGGCCTCGTCGGCCAGTTGCCTATTCACCCCCCAGTCGACCGGTGTTTCGAAGAACGTGACCCGCGTTGGCCAGAGCTCGATGCTCGCGCTGCGAACATCCATCATCAGCACCGGCAATTGCAGTTGCAGTTAAAGTAGGACCGGTTTGCCGTAATCGTAACGGCGCCCGACGTCCCACCACCCGAAAGACTGGTTACGACGCAGTTTGCCGTGCAGTTGCAGTTGCTTCCGGATTGATTGATGATCCTGGGCCAGTTTCCGTCTGTAGGTGCTCCTGGCGAGCCATTCGCTACGCCCACCGATGTGATGTCGCCTGCGCCGATCGCAGGTTTGTTGGCGATGCGCGACCAGTCCACGTTTCCGCTGTCGTCGATCACGATGGTCGTTCCGACCTTATAGGCCATAAGCTTCTCCTTGCGCCTGATGGGCCAGGATCTCGGAGAGCCCGGCCTTGCAGTGGGAATTCGGAAGTTCGAGCGAACAGAGGACCGGGATGCACATCCGCTCCTCGCCCTCAAAATACGTGCTGTCGTGGGGCACATGCCCCTCGAAGACGAGCATGGAGCCCGTGCGCGGCTCGACCGCATACCAGCCGCCGACATAGGCTTCTGGGTTGTTGCAGGGCCAGAGCCGCTTACCGACATTCGCCGGATCGTAGAAGCGCACCGCCCCGCGATGCAGCGAGGTCTCCGGGCAATCCGCATCCAGCACGACCCGCGGGTAATAGGTGCAGACGATGTCGGTCTGGATATGAGTATGCGCGTTGATGCCGACGTTTTCGCGGAAGGCGCGCCGCTGCCAGAAGGTGTCTGACATCATGGCGATCTCGCCCGTGTGCTCGTAGCCATAGGCCAGTTGCAGGTATTCCCGCACGGCGGCCGCCACCATCTGCGCCAGAACGGCGATAGCTGGATTCTGCCGATCCATCAGGAAGTTGTGGCGCAGATGCCCAAGATGGTTGGTCTGGTCGCCGACGTTACGGTCGTCGCCCGGTTCTCGAATGCGGTTCGCCACCGCGTCCTCGGCCGCCAGTGCGTGCAGGCGGTCATTGAAGCCCTCTGGCATCTCCCAGTGCTTGTGCATGACGAAGGCGGGGTAGATCAGCTGGAATTCGGTCGTGGTCGCGATCTCCATCACAGCACCTCCAGGATGATCTTGCCGATCGCGGTGTAATGCTCGGTGTTGATCTTGACCGCGATCTGGTCGCCGGGGCTGAGCCCCAGCGCCTCGATGACAAAGCTGCCGACCCCGTTCGCATCGGTCGTGAGCCGCCGCTTCGGCAGATAGCCGGCGTCACTGTCGAGTTTCAGTGCCAGCGCGTGTGTGCAGGGCGCGCCATCGCCATTCCAGCGGAGTGCGATCGGCACCTCGGCCCGCCCGCCCGCGGGAACCGAGAGCACCGCCGGGTCACTTGCCACAGCGTGGAAGTAGAATTGCTTGAACCACTGACCGTCATTCGGGATCGTCGCGTCATCGATCCGGCCCGCCACGGTGGTGCCGTTCAGCAGGATAGGGTCTTGATCGCAAAGGATCTCGATCCGGGCCGAGGATAGCGGCCCCTTGATCGGCATGAAGATCACCAGCGCATTCGAGGCCTGCGTGCGCGCACGGTGGCGAAACGACAGGTCGACCTTCTCGCGCGCCGATTGGGCAAAGCGGTTGCGCCAGGGCTGCGGGAACCCCGCATTGTCGGTCATGATGTCGATCAAGGCATGGTCGGTGATTTCATCATGCCCGCGCATACCGTTTGGAAAGACGTAGGAGCGTCCCTTGTAAATCCCACCATGTGGGCAGCCCGGCAGGTCCGGAACGAAGATCCCGTTGCCGTGCAGATCCACGAAACCTGCGCCATCGGCATAGTCATACGGTGTCGCAAGTTCTGCCTTGAGATTGGCCCAGGTCACGACCCCGACGCCGTCCCGGACCCCTTCGCCTGCGTCGCAGGGGGCAAAGACCGCGATCCCCGCGTAGCTCTCCTGGACATCGACGGCGTAATGCAGCCGCGAGCTCGTATTGTAGATGACATGCAGCCCGGTCTCGATCACAGCGCGGTCCTTTTCAGCAGATCGACCTCCTGAGCGAGGTCCTTGATGGCCTCGACGAGGAGGCCCACGAGATTGCCATAGGCCAGACGCAGCACGCCTTCGGCCTCAACGACGGCCTCTGGCGCGACGGCATGCACCTCTTGTGCAATGAGGCCCATCTGCCGCGTGTCGCTCCCCGCCATGGTGAAGGTGACGCCGGTCAGCGCCTGCACCTTGGCCAGCGCATCTGCGATGGGCGCGATATCGGACTTTAGCCGTGCGTCCGATGAGGAGACGAAGTTCGGTGCTGTCACCGTGCCAGAGAAGGTCGCCCCGCTCAGGAGTGCGAAGGCACTGGCATGGCTGCCATCAAGCAGATCGGCATCAATTCCCGACCCAGAGCCATCCACCGTCACCAGTTTGGCACGCACCTGTGCCGCGGTGTCTGGGGAGCCGTCTGCTCCTGCGGGACCTTGTGGACCGGTTGCACCGGTTGGGCCCGTGGGACCTGCAGGTCCCTGTGGTCCTGTCGGGCCAGTGGCGCCAGTATCACCCTTGGGGCCTGTCGCACCGGTTGCTCCCGTCGCACCGGTTGAGCCTTTCAGGTTCACATAGGCGCCCCAGGTGGACCCATTGAAAAAACGCAGGCTGGTACCGGACCATTGGTGGGCTGGTGTTGGGCCCGTGGCACCTGTTGGGCCTTGCGGTCCCGTTGCGCCGGTATCCCCCTTGGTCCCCGCAGGCCCGGTTGCGCCTTGGGGCCCAGTCGCACCTTGAGGCCCGGTTGGGCCAGCGGGCCCTTGCGGTCCTGTTTGCCCCAGTTCGACGACCGTTTCCGATCCCGAGATGCGTTTGAGAAAGAGCTTTCCGTCGGTAACATTGACGGCGAGTTCTCCGGCAGCGAGTTGCGCTGTGCTGGGCACCCGGCCAGCCACGGTGGTGCGTTTGACCAAAACGGTGTTTGCCATGGTCAGAAAGTCCCGCCATCAAGGATGATCCCGTTGATCGACCCACCCGTGATCGCGACATTGCTTGCGGCTTGCGTGGCGATGGAGCCCAGCCCGAGGTTCGAGCGCGACGTTGCCTTGTTCGGGAGGTCAGACAGGTTCGATGCGGCAGAGAGCTTGCCTGCAAGCGCGTTGGTGACGGTCGTTGCAAAGTTCGGATCGTCGCCCAGCGCCGCGGCCAACTCGTTCAATGTATCCATGGCGCCAGGGGCAGCATCGATTAGCGCGCCGATGGCGGCAGCAACAAAGGCGGTGGTCGCGAGTTGCGTCGTGTTTGTGCCCGCGACGGCCGTGGGTGCCGTTGGCGTACCGGTCAGGGCCGGTGAGCCTAGCGGCGCTTTCGCATCCAGCGCGGTCTGCAGCCCAGTGACCTGCGAGATCGGATGACTATGCGCTGCGGGGGTAAAGCTGGTGGGCTTACCCGTGATCCCGGCCCAGGGCGCTGCATCAGCCACCTCTGCCGCATCGACCTTGCCATCGTTGTCAGCGTCATAAGCGGACTTCAGCATATCGCCCGGCCCGAAGTCGACGATGGCCTGCTGCACAAAGGCGGTCGTCGCTACTTGGGTAGTATTCGTGCCAGAGTTTGCTGTCGGGGCTGTTGGCACTCCGGTGAGTGACGGCGAGGCCAGCGGAGCCTTGGCATCAAGCGCAGCCTGCAGACCATCCACATTGCCGATGACATGGGCATGGCTATCATCGACGACGGCCACCGTAATCGTGACATTCGCTGAGCCATCGAAGCTGACAGATCCAGAGAGATCGCCTGCCAAGGTGATGCTGCGCGCCGTGGCCAGTTTGCTCGCGGACACCGCATTTGCCGTCGCGCCGAGTTTGGCATCAAGCGCGCCCTGGAGACCGGTGACATCAGCAATGGCGTGGCTGTGGCTGAGAGCGGCCTTCGCTGCCAGTCCGGCATCGAACTGCGATTTCCGCACAAGATCGGTGACGCCGCTGGCGTCTTGGGTAGATTTCGGGACAGTCGAGAAGGTTTTGGCGCCAGTGACGGTTTGCGTGCCGACAAGCGCGAGGAACCCGCCGGAACCAGCCATGGGTACAACGGAGGTGGCATTGCCGGACCCGTCATCGCCCTTGCCGACATAGAGCGTGTCATCGACCTCGTTATGGGCAAGCTCGCCTGACTTCAGCGCAGCGGGTGCGCCCGCCACGCCGGAGACGCGACGTTTGAGTTGGATGGTGTTTGCCATCAGAAAAATCCTCCATTGATGGGGGCGTCGGTGGGCAGAATCGTGATGCCTGGATCACCTTGATCGCCCTTGTCGCCTTGTGGGCCCGTCGCCCCCTGCGGTCCTGGCTGGCCGCCAAGCCGAATACGGAAAGGCCCATTTACAACGCGCACCTTGATCGGCGCGGTGATGGTGATCGGACCTGTCTGCCGGATCGCTTCACTCATGGGCTCAGCCCTCGCGTCACCGGCAGCATCACGGGGATTTCGAGTAGAAAGCCCAAGTGCAGGTCTTGCTCGAGGTCGGTGCGCACCAAGTCCAGCACCACGCGCCCAGGTGAGAGGCCGGCGGTTTGGGAGGGCGTCAGAGACAGTTCCAATACGGTCGTGCTGATGTGCTCTATCCCGCCATCAGCGCTTGAGAGCTCTGCAAAGAGCGTTGGATCACTGGGTTTGAGGCGCAAATGACCCGCATAGCGGGCCCCTTCGGCAAAGATCGGTGCCTCAGCCTCAATCTGCAGTCGCCAAGCATAACCAACGAGGATCGCCGGGCCCTCGCTCAAAGTGGCGATTGTCATGGTTGCCACCCGCAGAGCCGCGCACCGACTTCGTTATGGGCGACGATCTGGGCCAGAGTGCCGTCACTCAGCACATCCTGACGGGAGGGACGAATGGGCTCGGCCCAATCGCAATCGTCCCGCAAATCCCGCGGGTCAATCGCGCATCCACCGGTTAGCCCGACGCTCAAGATCGGCACGATCAGTGTTTTGAAGGTCATGACGGATTTCCTTGGACGTTTGCAGCGCGCGAACACGGGCATCGGCGCGGCGGATGGCGAGGTCGGCCTCTGCGGCGTGCTTGCCCTGCCGGAGCAGGATCCAGACGGCGATGCACACCGCGGCGATAAGCGCTCCCCAATAGGCGCAGCGCCGGCCAAGGCCCGCGAACAGCATGGTCAGGACGGTACTCATGCGGGTGCCCCCGGTGAGAGGGCCATGCAGCGCGTATCGAGCAGCAGTACGGTTTGTCCGCGCGCATCGGCGCTGGCCCGCATGTATTCATGCGTACGGACAGCGGCATCTTCGCAGGCGATAAAGTCAGGGAAGCGAACCGGGCTGATCCCACTGCTGCAGTCAGGCAGGCTGTCGCCTGCGATGCAGGAGACAACGATCAAGACCCAGGTCATGGCGTTTTCCCCGAGCGATAGTCGTCAATCCGGGCCTCCTTGGCGCGCAGCGCGTAGATGATGACGCCGACGAACACGGCCGCGCCAATCCATGGCAGGGCATTGGAGAGCCAGCTTTCCAGCCCGATCAAGGTGAACACGCGCCCGGCCACATCGCGGGCCTGCTCGGCCTCCATCAGCGCCGGCGCGATCTGGCTGCCGATCGATCCCGCCGCGCCAATAACACCGAGACCGATCTGCGCATTGGATGCTGTTACGATCCGGCTTTCTGCAGGCCTGCCAGATGCCCTCTCAGGTGAGATTTCCCGAGGTGACGCTCTGTCCAGCGCTTCGGTCAGCACCACATCGATGATGGGCGCGAGGGTCAGATTGTTGTCATGCCGGAAGGCAAAAATGGCGGCGCGTGTGCGCGGCCCGATCTTTCCATCGATCTGACCCACCTCGTGATAGCCGAGTTCCTTCAGACGTCCTTGCACCGCCTCGACTGACATCGTCACGACAGGCGCGACATTGCCCGCGCGCCGTATCCCGAGGAGCTTTGAGACCGGGTAGCGCTTCACATTGACGGCGTCGTTCTGATTGCCACCAAGGCCCCAGACCCATTGTCCCTCGATCCGATCGATGAAGAAGACATGGCCTTGCCAGCTGGACGAGCCGCGTGGGATCACGCCGATGTCGCCCTGCTGGGCGTCCGTTACCTCCACCGGTACACCCCAGTCGAGATAAGACCGCGCCGTCAGCTTGCGGGTCGAGCGGATCCCGGCCCGCTCGAGGCAGTGTCCAACGAATGCGGCGCACCAGGCCACAGAGTCATGTTCCACCCAATCGTGGCCGACCGAGGCATACATCTCCATGATGACGGGATTGTCGGCGGGGCCCGGCCCCTCGGTCGTGCCGATGTAGCTGCGGGCGATATCGAACGGCCTCATGGTTGTCTCCCATGCAATGCAAAACGCCGCCCCGGATGGGACGGCGCGCAGGATTTCTGTGAGTGGTGGGCGGTTTATTTCTTGCGGCAGAGCCAGGCGGCCAGCAGCGCTTCCGCCCCGCGCGGACCCAGATAAGCAAGCGTGGCCACAAACCCGGTCGAGACGGGCTGCGAGAGGCCGATATAGCGTGCCGCTGCCTCCCCGATCAGCGCCATGCCGACGGCGACGGGGATTTCCCAGAGAAGTTCCTTGCCGAAGAAGCGGCGATTGCCGAGCTTCACTTCACCCGAATGCCACATCAGCCGGCCGGTAAAGGCGCCGATCAGCGTGGTCACTGCGCCTCCGAAGAACGAGTTGATCATGTCGATGAACCCACCGTCATTCATGGGCGTGTCTCCTCGAGCGCCGCCACCCGGGCGGCCAGTTCCTTGACGGCCTCGATCAGAAGGCCGGTGATATTGCCGTAAGCGACGGAGAGCTGGCCCGCCTCATTGTCGCGGACCACCTCGGGCAGCACAGTCTCGACCTCCTGGGCGATGACGCCGATCTGGCGGCTGCCATCCATGGTGAAGCGTACGCCACGCAAGGCGCTGACCAAGGCCAGCGCGTCGACGATGGTCTCGACCTCGGATTTCAGGCGGGCGTCGGACGAAGATACGAAGTTCGGGGCGGTGACGACGCCGGTGAAGGTGGCGCCAGCGAGCGCTGCTTTTCCCGCGATCGCCGCGTCGTAATCCGCCGCCGACTTGGTCGCCATGGTCCCGAGCCCGAGGTTCGTGCGCGCTACGGCGGTGTTCGCGAGCCCCGCCAGATTACCCGCTGCATCGAGCAGCGCATCCCAGCCCGTGTTCGTGGCGTTCCGGCGGCGCAGAACCGGCGGAGAGACCGAGGTATCGACCCAGAGCATACCTGCCGTTGTCGCTGTTGGCGCTGAGGACCCGGCACTCGTCGATTGCAGCGCAGCGATCACCTCATTGATCCGCGCGCGTACGGCGGCGCCTGCGTCGTTCGCGATTGTAAAACTCGCTGTCTGCGCCATTAGGCCACCTCGTCGGCGTAAAGCCGCAATTGGCTGACGATGGGCGTGTAGGACGCATCCTTCGTCGTGAGATGTGCCCGCGCCTGAACCGCGCGGGCCTCGATTTCATGGTTGTCGAGACGTCCCCAGGGACCCCAGTTCGGCGATGCGGCCGGATCATCATCGGTCTCGCGGATCTCGAAGAGCACGTCGATTTCTGCGCCGGCCGAGCCGTCGAAATCGGCCCAGCTGTCCATCATCGTCGTCCTCGCATCGATCCGGTCGTTCAGCGCGAGCGCCGCCACGCCGATCTCCGAGCGCAGCCGCACACGTTTCACCGCACCGAGATCAAGCCCGGCAGCAAAGGCGTACTGCCCCTCCATCGTGCTGACCTGCGTCACGCCATTTGCGGCCGCCGTGGCCAGCGTCAGCGTCGAACCGGTGACCTGCAGCCCGGATTTCGGGCCAAAGAAGCCGGGGTCTGCCTGCAAAAAATCCAAGGTCGAGAAGGCAAGCACCTGCGCCCCCTTGGTCGAGACGCGGGTTTCCGGGCCGGCACGCCCGCCGCTGTCCTCAGCCCGTACCAGGTAGGTCCCGGGTTTGAGGGGCACGACGGCGATGGCCTCGCCGCCCGAGACCCGGTCCATCGAATAGCTGTCGGCCCAAGTGGCCGTCGCCTCTTTCGAATGCCGGATGACGATGTTGCCGCCCACGCGAACATCGGGATCGGCCGAGCGTGTCCATTTCAGGATGGCGAGCCCACCTGCCGTTTGCAGCGTCACATTCTCGAGCTGCGCTGGCGGGGCAGTTAGCCCGAGGATCTCTGCCTCGGTCTGTTGCCAAGGCGAAGAAACGCCCAGAACCGAGATCGCCTTCACGCGGAAGGCCCAAGCACCCGGGGCGATGTCGCGGATTTCCAGCGTGGTGCCATCGGTGCGGCCATAGTCGATCCAATCGGCCGCGCCAGCAAGTTTGCCTTGCAGCTGATAGGCCGCGACAAATCCCGAAGGTGCGGCTTCCCAGCTAATCTTGGCCAGAACCTTCAGCCCGCCGCCATCCCGCGTGACATAGAGGTCTTCGGTGACCTGCGGCGCGCCGGGTGCTGGGATGTCATAGGCATTGGGCAGGGCTGTTCGCGGCGCAGCTGCGTAGATCTGCTGCTCGGACGCCGACCAGTCATAGACCAATGGCGAGGTCTCGCGCAGGACCAGTTCCGGCAGGAGCAGCGCGCCATCGCCCGAGGCCGTCAAATCGAGGCTGACCCCATGCACCTCGAAGGGTTTGGCGGCAAAGCCCCACCGGGCGTAGGAGAGCGTCACCACATCACCCACCGTTGCGGCCCAGGCCGAGAGCTTGCCCGAGAGCCGCACCGTCATCTGCCGGCGCGCGCGTTCAAGCTCGATCTTCGCAAGCCGCTGCGCCATGGCAGCCGAGATCGTGAACGGCAGCGAGATGTCGCGCCATTTGCGCTCGCCGCCATCCTCAGCCAGGTAAACATCCGAGGCATAAGCCGGAAAGTCATCCGGCTGCCAATCATTCTCGGGACTGACGAACTGCCCGCGCACCCCGTTGAAGTTCGACGACATCGTCACGCGCGTCGCCAAGGTGAGCCCGCCCTCGCGGACATGGTCAGAGGTGAACGCCACATCAGGCGCGCGCCAAGCCCCCGCGTGGATGCGCCAGGATCCGCCCGAGAAAGCGCAGCGCCCGGCGAAGGACGACAGCATCCCCTCGATGATCGTCTTCGGGACTTCCGATAGAGTGATCACACCATTGCAGGCATAGCGCGGCTCGGACCCGCCACCGGCCAGCGCGACCGTCTCATCGCAGATGTTCGCCGCCTCGACCAAGGACATTTCATCGATCCCGTCGGGCTGACCGATACGCGCGCCAATGCCCCAGGTCGGGTTGGCCATATAGTCGGCAAGACAAAGCGCGGGGTTTTCCGAATAGCCTGCGGTTTGCGTTCGCGGATCCCAGATGTCGTCCTTTCCCTCGAGATCGACCGTGATGTTCGGGATGCCGCCCGGGAAGGCATCCTGGTCATAGGTGAGGCGCAGCCGGATCGCGGCACAGCCCCGAAGCCGATGGTTCTCGGTCCATTTGTCGGGCAGCGCTGCCTTGAGACCTGCGAAGGCCGTCTGGTTGGCTGCCCCCAGTTTCTTCTCGACGACGACCTTTCCGGCCCAGCGGCCCTGTGCGGTCCCAGCGGCATTCACCGCCACTTCGCCTTCGAAATAGATAGCGCCGATCGATTTGACCCGATGTGTGGCCAGCACGATCACCAGATCGAGGAATTTGTTGTCCGATCCTGAGGAGTGCAGGAAGACGATGACCCCACCCTTGCGCGTGCGGCCATAGACGAGATCGCGCGGCACCACGGGCTCGCGGATCGTCACCGTCCGCGGCTGCATCGTGGTCTGTGGCTTTGGCATCAGGGCCTGCGCCGCATAGGACAGCAGAAGCGTGCCGCCGATCCGCAAGAGTGCCGCGCCAATGCCGCCTGCAGCCAATACGCCGCTGATCGCCCCCGCGATCGCGGAGACGGCTGTCACGATGAAGGGCATAGGATGCTTCCGAGATCAGATGGGCCAGGCAAGCCGGCAAGAGGTAAGTGGCACGGTCATGAGGCCTTCAGGGGCCATGCCAACTGCCGAGGCTCCGTTGCAGATGCCGAAGCCAAGACCGGTGTCGGCCAGAACGATATCGCCGCGCCCAGCGAGAAGTACGGTCGGGCGTGGGTCGCCCAGAAGCGCGTCGCCCATCTCTTCAAGCGAGGCCCAACCCAGGCGGCGCATCACCCGTGCGCCGCCGAGCGCGGTGGTATAACGCCCGCGCCAGAGGGCCGCGATATCTTCACCGCCCGTGAGGATCATACGTGTCTCAAAAGCAAAGGTTGGGCAGTCATGGACGCCCCAGACGAAAGGCTTTGCCCGTGCAGTATCGATCGCCGCTGCGAGCAGGCGTTCCCAGTGCTCAACGCGGGTCATGGTCATCCACGCCCCCAGGTGATTTCGCGATCCTGGATCGCGGTCACATATTCGAAGCCAAGATCGCCGGGATATAGGACCTGCTGGCTTTCATGGGTGTAGCGCCAGGTTCGCGCCACGGTCAGGTCGATCAACCGGCTTTCATAGCTGATGGTGATCGTGCAGGTGTCTGCGTCATCCTTGATTTCTGGAACATCGAGGCGGCCCGAGAAGGCCTGGACCGGATCGGCGATGACGCTGCCATTCTCGGCTAGAAGCCCCAGCCAAATGCGTCCAGGCAGGCCCTGACGCGCTTCATCGATGGCCATCTGCACGAGGTCCAGCGGCACGCCGGAAAGCGAGACTGCCGTGCCGCCGGCCACGACCTCTCCAGTTTCATCAATCGCCCCAAGCCCAAGCAGAGACCCAGCACCGGCCCAGCTTTGACCATTCCAGCTGACCTCTCCCAGCCCCGACCAGATCCGAACCCAGCCCGTGGCGAACTGACCTTCGAAGAAGATGACCGGTCTGAGGCTTTGATCGGCCAGCGCAGTGGCGAAGGCGTGGGTCAAATCGCGGCTCATCAGAGCGCCTCGCTGGTTAAAGGGCTTCGCGGGCAGAGATTGTAAATCGATACTGATCCGCCCGGCCGATGACCGAGGGCACTGGTGCCGTCAGCCGCAACAAGACCGACGGGGTCTCAAGGCCGAGCAGCGTGCCGACCGGCACGGAAGCACGAAGCGGCGGCACGAAGGCGAGAGTGGCCTCGCTGCCCAAAGGCGTCACATCCGCCGTCAGCTGATAAAGCCGCGTGGTGGCATCCGAACCCAGCTGGAAGAAATCCCCCGCGCGAAGCCCAAGTCCCCACCCGGCCGTGCGCAGGGTGGATGATCCCGCGACTTGGGCTTCGGTCACGTAAGGATTGCCCGCCGCCACTGGTACCTCGATCGAGGGATCGGGGAAGAGGAACCGGCCCCGCAATCCACCAAGTGCAGTGAAGAAGGCCGAAAGCCGCCGGGCATTGCCCCCTTGGGCGACCGCCATCTCGATCTGGTATTCCCACCACGACGCACCCCAGTCCTGGATCTGGGATGTCCCGGTAAAGGGCGATCGCGCTTCTGCGACCGACGTGACAAGGCGCCGCTCGAGCGAGGATACGAGCGTCAGCGGCAAGACAGGAATGGCCATGTTTTTAGATCACCTGACCCCGGCGCCGCCCATCGGCCACGCTTTCTTTGGCAATACGCGCAATCTCCGGAATGGCCGCGCGCAGTCGCGCATCAATCTGCTCGGCCACACCCATCTGCGCCCCGCGCGCGTCGATGTTCACGGTGACGCCCGCGCCAATGCTGCCGCCTCGGCCATAGTCAGCTGCCTCGCGCCGGTTGAGCACCCGTTCCCCACGCTGCAGGATCGTCGGGACCTCGTCGGGGCGGAGACCTGCCCAGGAGCCAACCGGCCCCACGGTCCCCCCTGAATGCATCCGGGGTGCCGCTGCGAAAGCCAGCGCAGGTACCGAGCGACTGTGTCCCGACAGTCCGACAATGCCGCCTGCATGCGAGACAGCCGCCGCGACGGACCCGCCGCCAAAGATGCCGGAGAGCGCAGACGCAATGGGCCCCAGCACTGCGCGCTTGAAGGAGAGAACTGCCAGGTCTGCCAGGATCGAGCGCACAAGGCCCTTGAAGTCGAACTTGCCGGTTTCGACGAAGCTTCGAAAAGCGCTTTCCGCACCGCTGAAGGCGCCCGTCAAAGTTTCGCCGAGGCCTTTTCCCCAGTTCAGGGCATCTGCGGCATAGGCTTGAAGGGACTCCGACACGGCACGCCACCCAGTGGCGATCCGATCCCCGGCGCTGCCCGCAGCCCCTCCCGCGCGCCCCATGGCCTCCGTCAGCCGATCCGCGGAGGCCGTAGCCTCATCCAGCGCGGCTGCCCCTTCTTCGCCGGTGCCCGCAACGGCGTCACGCAGCGCTCCCCAGGAGGTGAGCGGGGCTATCGCGCCATTCGCAAGATCCGTTGCAGCACGCCGGTAAATATTGGCCGTTTCCAGTGCATCGGCCGCAATGCCATCAAGGCCAAGATCGGGGGCTGTGAGCGGATTATCCTCGAACGCGTGCCGAAACGCCTCTGCTGCAGCCGTTCCGGCATCTGCGGAGGCGCCTGCAAAGGGGTTCGGGATGTCACCGAGACTGATTTCACCGATCTGACCAAAGGTGGTCTCGATGCCGACAGCCGCCAGCGCATCGCGAATGCGCCCGGTGAAGGCGTCAATTCGGCGGATTGCGCCGTTCAGCATGGCTTCGATCCCGTCGAGCATGCGGTTGGCGGCCGAGAAGACCAGATCGCCGATCACATCCGGCAGGCGCGACCAGATCTCTCGCACGGCCAAGAGTGCACCCTCGAAGGTGTTGGCAGTGGTGTTGCCAAAAGCCACGACACTCTCGATTGCCCCGGCCATGCCAGAAGCGGCATCAGCTTTCAGATCGTAGAACATGGCTGTGGCCGCGGCCCCAGCGCTTGATGCCCCCATCTTGATCCGTTCCCAGACCTCGACCGCGACGTCTTTCAAGAGGCCCATGGCCTCGCCGAAGCCGCCTGCGCCGGAGGCTAGCCGGGTGAACCAATAGACCAGCTCGCCTGCGCCAACGATCAACGCGCCAATGCCGGTGCGGATCAAGGCGCCCTTCAGCACAACGAGCGTAGTGGCCAATCCCCGCACCGACAGGGCGGCCGCCGCCATCGCGGCCACCCAGCGTCCAGCGAGGAAGGTGGCAAATGTCCCCGAGTAGATGGCCAGCCGATCAAGGTTGGCCAGTACCGCATCGAACGCCCGACTGATCGGGCTGGTGCTGGACGCAAGGGTGACAAACGCATTGGCCACTGCCTCCAGAAAAGGGGCCAGCGCGACTGCGATTCGATTGCGCACGCCCGTGAACACCTGGCCGATGCTGACCAGCGCGAGTTCCGACCGGCGCATGGCAGCGATGGCATCCGCGTCCAGCACCGCGCCAAGCGCCTGTGCCTGCGCCCCGAGCCGGGTCATCTCTGCCCCGCCGTTTTGCAGGAGCGGGATCAGCCGCGTGGCGTCCGAGGCCATGGCCTCGAGATAAAAGGTCATCTCCTGCTGACTGACGCCCGCGCGCTCGAGGCTGTCGACATAGAGTTGCAGCGCTTCCGGCCCGGAAAGCCGGGCGAACTGGTCCGCCGTCACACCCACTCTTGGCGCGATGTTCTCGAAGAAATCCGCCATCGGTCCGCCGCCCGTTTGAAGGAAATCACCTACGCGGTCGTTCACGTCTTTCAGGATATCCGCGAGCTTTTCTTGTTCGATCCCCACCGTGGCAGAGGCCGCCGACCATCGCTGGAAAACCTCCGGGGTCGCATTGGCGACCTGGCTGAGCTGGCCGATCTCGTTGGCGGCAGCAACGGTCGAGCGGGTCATCGACACGACGGCAGCAGCGAGCGCCGTGGCAGCAGCAGTCGCCGCGATCCGGGCCCGGCGCGCAAAGGCCGCCATGCGGGCATTGGCTTGTTCCATCTCGCGCGAGAGACGCCCCAAGCCGCGCGCACCTGCCTCTCCGACACCCTCGAGTTCGGCACGCACCTGGCGCCCACCAGTCGCCGAGAGGCGGACGGATACCTTTTTCTCAGCCATGTCGGTGTTCGATCTCTTCGTTTGTCTTGCGCACCATCACCGCCTCAATGGGCGGCAGCAGTTCTGCGATGATGAGGGGCGAGAGCCCGAGGGCTGCGCCGAGTTGCAAGGCCGCACCCATATCCCAGCCGAGGACAGCGCCGCCGCTCATCCCGCCGACAACCCGAACCTGTCCGCCGAGGCGCTGAACCAGATCCCAGACCTGCCAGCCTTCCAGGGTGAGAGGTTTGTGCTGGGTCCGTGGGCATTCCGCGCACATGGAGGGGCACGCCGCGCAATACTCACCGCCCCCGCCGAACTCCCAGTCGGCGAGAGCGGTCAGGCGTTTTTTTCCGCGTCCAGGATGAGCGCGCCGGCGATGTATTTCGTTTGGAAAGCCTCGAAGATCGGCCAGAGCTCCAGTAGGGCGTCGATTCCCTCGGGTGTAAGGAGCAACGGCTTGCCGTCCTCGTCGCCAACACCTTCCCAATCCTTCACGACGATGCGGGCAACGGCCTTGGCCACGATGCGCGCAAGGTCATCGTTGGAGGCGCTGGTTTCGGTATCAGCTGCTGCGGCAACGATGGACGGATCACTCCGCGCAGCCAGCATGATGGCGGTGGTCAGCGGCTCGACCAGCAGGCGGACGCCATGGCCCAAGTCAAGCCAGCGGGGCTCAGTGGAGAGGTTCAAGCGTAGCATGATCAGTATACCTCTCGGTCATTCGTCAGCGTGACGGTGCACATCCGGCCCACCGCCGGATCGCTGGCGGCCTGCCAGTCGAAGGTGGCCTGCACCCCTTGCGGTCCGGAGATCTCGATCCGGGGGCGCGGCAGATAAACAGCATGGGCTGTGACGGTCAGGCTCTCGCCCGTCGGCAGCGTGTAGGAGAACTCCAACTCGCAGGCCTCGCCATTGATCGCCTGCGTCACCAACGTCTGATCAGCGAAACGCACGACAACATTGCCGGTAAGCGCTGCGATAGACGGGTCCGCGCCGTCGATCTTGCCATCCGCCCGGATCGTCTCAATGCGGTCGAGATTGTTGGCATAGGTGAGGTCAGCGGAGACGACGTTCCCGATATTGGCCCCGTTCCGCGTAATGGCACCGTTGAAATGCCCAAAGCGCTTCAGCGCGATGTTAGCCGGTGTACCTACCGCGCTTGTCGTGGCGATGGCCTCGCCCTGTGCCACGATACTGGCCGTTGCCGTCAGCAGCCCTGAGCGCGCCATCTGCCAGTTGATGCTGTCCACCATGCAGCCGGAATACATCGCATAGCGCGGCACTTCTGGCATGCCGGTCTCGACTGAGAAGCTGGGCAGCGCCCAGTTTCCGGAGCGGAACTCATGCGTGTAGGGGGCATCGGCACCCGTTGTGGTGGGCGCGCCAAAAGCAGCCTTCAGCCAGAAGCCAAACGCCTCCGCATCGATTGGGATCACCAAATCCCCATCCGCCGTCACCGCATCCTTGATGGGCGCCTGCGGATCCCGACCGTACCCCAGCAGTTCTGATGTCTGCAGCGGTTGCTCAGCCCCCAGCGTCGTGCTGGCGAAAGGCATCTTGGTAAAGCCGCTCACAGGCGGCGTGCCGTATGTCGTCTCGAACGCAAGCGCCATCTGCGCCCGTGCCCCTTGGGCTCGTGCCATGGTGTTCTCCTAGGGTTGTAGGGGTCAGGCCAGCGGGTCGGCCGTGGAATAGTGCAAGACGACCGGAATAACCGCTGCCTTCAGGCTTGCCGCGCCCTCGACAGGCAGATCGACAGGCTGCGGGGCTTTAGCCTCAACCCATTCGCAGAGGCCGCCTAGCGTTCGGTCGGCGGCGAGCACCGTGCCGATGCTGGCGGTCAGCGTGTCGAATAGGACATCACGGTCAGGGCCTTGAACGACCGCCTCGATTTCGGCGCGGTGCTGGTAGTGATAGGCGAGCGGCGATAGCGTCACCTCGGGTTCCCCCGGTTCACCGTCGCGCAGGATCAGAAGGCCAAGAGCTGGAACGCGCTCAGGCAATACGTCACCGCGCAGGGCGGTGGCAGGAAGTTCTGAGACCCGTGCGTACAATGCTGTGAGGATTATTTCGCGCAAACTCAA